TCTTTTTTGTGCAGTAAGTATCCGGACTCTTTTCATCAAAGCTGGACACATACGAACCATATCTGCGGCAACGTCAAAAACAATCGAGGCTTGCTGTCGGTCTGCGGCACAACCATAGACCTCCGCTCGCTGTTCTCCATCACCACAGGTGAGCAGCAAGGCAACCGCTGCGGCAAGTTCTGACTTTCCATTTTTCTTAGGAATCTCAATGTAAGCCGTGTTAAACTGACGATAGCCATTCGGTTTCAGAATGCCGAACAAATCACGGATAATTTGCTCCTGCCAGTCCAGTAGTTCAAATTTCTTTCCTGCCCAGGTGCCTTTGGTATGGCTGAGGCATTCAATAAAGGAGACGGCATAGTCCGCTGCCTTTTTGTTATACTTGGAATCCTCCGCCATAAAACGGGTCGGTTTAAATCTTGCCATTGTTCTCACCCCCCAACAAAAAAGACCTGCCAAAAAGCAAGTCTGCATCATTTATTTTAACGCCCTCAAGGGGCAGTTTTGTAATCGAGATTCCATTCCCATTGTAACCATATTACCATACAAATTCAAGGATAGCAAGCGGCTAAATGAACAGAAAAAACGCCGAAATTTCTATGGTTTCTTGTGTATCATACACGAACAAAAATCAGATGTACGACCACCAGAGCCTTTTGGCTCCGGCTTATGGGATTCAATTTTGGAAAAATCAGTTGTACTGTTTCAGCAGGATCGCCAGTGCAGTTTCAGTTTCCTCATCCTCCGGCGGAATATCCATGCCCCGGTCGAAATTGAACACCGTTTTGCCATTCCGTCGCAGGGAGATTTTCGAGGCTCTGCCTTCCTCATATCCAAAAGTAGAAGGCTCCTCGTAATGTTTCACCCAGTAGTGAAAAATGCTTGTTCCTACCTGAATTGTTCCTTCTGTCCACATTGTTTTTTCCTCCAGTTTTCGTTGTTTTTGCCTTTCGGCATGATGTATATTACCATAACTGCAGAGAGAAGTCAACGAAATTTCCGGCATATTCTGCACAAAGATGAAGGCAGAAAATTGTGTATGATACCAACCAAAAAAGCAAGCCCCACGTTGCCCTGTGTGGGGCATTTGTGAGAAAGGGAAAACCACTCGGAGGAAATAAAACTATGCCAGACAGGGGCAACACGGCGGCTGTACGAGCCACAGCCCCTTGATTCAGGGGCTGTTTGGAACGTGCAGGAAAGCTTACCGTGTGATTTTGAAATCGCCGTAGTAGAAGTGGTTTTTCCTGATGTAATCCGCCATCCAGTTTTCGGCTTTTTCAAAGTCATCAAACTCTTTGATCACCAGCCATTCCTGTTTGCCGGGGTCGTAAATGTGAATCCCATTTTCCACCCTTTCGGTTGCTGTTCCTGTTACCGTCAACGCTTTTACTTTCCATGTTTTTGCCATTGTGTATTCCTCCGTTTTATTGTTTTTCCCTCGCGGTAACTGTATATTACCGCATTTCAGGAACATAGTCAACGGTATTCGGAGAAATATACTGCACAAACATTGCAGGGCTATTTTGTGTACTATATTTCTTCGGTACGAGCCACACAGCCCTGTTTCCAAGGCTGTGGTTTGTGGGGGTTGAAAGGAAGGCTTATCTGCCTGTCATGCATTCCCATTCAAATTCGCAGGCGTTTTCGTACTCCTCATCGAAAAGGGCATCGTCATCAATGTAGTCCTCCTTGAAGTCGATTCTGTCAATGCCCTCAAAAATCGTTTCATTTGCTTCTGAATCTGCCTTAGCAAGGTCTTCTGCGTTTTCCTCAACCCATGCTGTGAACTCTTCATCGTCCATTCTGTCCTCATTTTCAATTTCAAGGTCGTATTCGTAATCCTCATCAAACCAAGTGATGACCGCCTTTGTGATTTCGGTTCTTTCGTTCCAGTCCGTTCTGTTTGCCATTGCTCTTGCCTTTGCGATTCCGTATGATACCATTGTGTTTTCCTCCGTATTTCGTGGTTTTTTGGTTGTTTTCCCTTTCGGTAACTGTATATTACCATACCTTTGGACACATAGCAAGCGGCTAAACTGCCAGAATATACAGTCTGAAAATCACCCCTGTATTGTGTAGATTATGACAGCAAAAAAGCAGCCGCCACGTTTGCGTTTGTGGCGTTGCTTTTCAAATTGGAAAGGTATTCGGAATCGGTTTTACTTGCCGTTACAGGCGAACGTGCGTGCTGTCAGTCCCTGATTACAATCGGCATCAGACCGTTTGGCGTAGGAATGAAAAGTTCAATGTTCCAAAATCGCTGTTTGTATTTTTCCATAAATTCAGGAGAAAGATCTGTGAAATCTTCTGCTCCAAGACCTGCGATAAAAAATGTGCCTTTGATGATGTCACCTGTTTCAGGAAGCATTCTGTTCCACTCCGTATCGGATTTCAGCTTTGATTCGTCATCACAAACAAGTGCAATTTCATCTTCAAAAGGGTATATCGCTTGCAGATACCCGCCAACCGTTTTCTGCATGGATTCCAGACTGCCGTCAATTTCAGCTTCTCTTGGATGTTTTCTTGGTTCAACAATCAGTACTTTCATATGGGTTTCCTTTCTGAGCCGTCTGCGGGGCAGTTTGTTCTGCCCCTTGGCTCTTTGGTTTTTAGTTCAGTCTGATGCGAATTGCAGGGTATTCCTTTGCATTGCCCCAGATGTCCGGTCTGATTATCGTGCAAAGTCCATCAATGCTGCATCCCTGTGCGTCAAGTTTATGCAGATTTTCAAGAAGTGCTGTGCTTGTTTCTGTAACCGCTATGGTTTCAACTCCCGCTTCTCTCATCGTCTTAACAAAGTCGCTCATGTCTGTTGTCCAAGGGAGCTCATTGCATTCAAATTCGCTGCTGTTGTGATTGAGGTTGAATTCGTAAGTCCAGTAGGCTTCAAGTGTTCCCCGGCTCAACTTGGTTGCATCGTTCTCAGAATTTATTCTGAGGTTTTCGAAGTAGTTTTTAATCTGTTCGTTCATGGTGTTTTCCTCCAAATTTCGTGGTTTTCGGTCGGTTTCCCGTTCCGTTGTGTTGTATATTACCGCATCTCAGGCTGATAGTCAACGGTATCTGCGATAATAAATGTAACAAACATAACGCTGAAATCAGATGAGATTATTGTGTAGAATATGACAGCAACACAAAGCCACCTTGTCGGCTTGTGTGGGGCTTTGCTTCAAATGGGATAATTTACGGAGGAAATCCCTGAATTGCCACACAGCCAAACGTGGCGGCTTGCATTGTCTTATTCTGCTGTGTTACGGTGAATAATGCTGATGATTTTTTCCTGTTCTTCTTTGGAAATACCAATGCTTTCGAGAGCCTCACGGATTCCGCAATCGGGGCAAATCAGTGTTTCATTATCAGTTCTGGAAAGTGCAGGAACTTCAGTATAAACACATCCGCATTTCGGGCAGGTTCTTTCAGTCGGGGTTTCATTTTTCATTGTTGGCAACTCCTTTCAGACTTTTTTCATAGGCTTCATCAAGGTACTTGAAATCAAATCCGAAAATGGTGTATCCGAATTTGCAGGTGCTGACATATGCAGAAGTTGGAATCCCAAACCTGCGTTCTTCATGCATGATATACACAAAAGCATCAATCATTTTTCCGGTTTCGGAAAGTCTGATTTTCATATTTTTCTTGTAGTAGAAATTAGGATAGCCCTCGTAAATATCAAGGTTGTGTTCATCGGCGGCAGTCACTTCCCAGACTGCAACCGGAACAACTGAGCCTTTCTTTTTTTCAATGGTAAGGTAAGAGCCTGTTTTGCTGCCTTTGTAGAGAAGTTCATAATCCCCGATAACCGCCGTTCCAACGATTTTTGCTGTGGGGCATCTGAATTTCATCTGACGGACATTGAGGTTTGAACCGTAGGCAATATAATATCTTTTCATTTCAAATCTCCTTTTTGTAGATTCCGCTTTGCGGTAGTCACATATTAACTCTTTTTCGGAGTAAATGCAACCCGCTAAATCTACAAAATATCTGTGCCTTTTCTTGTGTGGTATTTGTTCAGATTATACTTTGTAAAATCAGGGGCTGTGCGGGATTGTTTGGCTTGATTTATTTGGTTGGAAAACTATCCACAAAAGCAACGTGGGCGGCTGTGTTGCCACCCGTTGCCTTTGAGGTGCGAGCCTTTTCAGGCTCTGCCATATCTGAAAGCCGCATCTCCGTCAAGGTTCTTGGTAAGAAAACTTCTTGCTGTGGAGAACTCTTCGCCAACCAGTCCCAATCGAATCAGCCATGTTCGCATTGCAAATTTTGGATTTTCCGTTTGCTGTGGTTTTGGACTTGCTGTTTTCAGTTCCTTTGCCATTTCGGAAAGTGCAAGGCAAAGCTGAATGTAGCTTTTCAATTGTCCTGCGTGAAGTCCGTTTTTCTTTTCTGCTGTAGGCTTGTCAAACTGGAAAAGTCGAAATTCGATTGTGCTTTTTGTAAAGGTTGCGTGGAAGTTCAGCATATGGTATCTGCTGTCATTGTAATGCTGATTTCTGCCGTAATTCGCACCGTTTGCTGTGTACCAGATGTCTGCAAACTGTGCCATTGTGGTTGGTTTCTTTTTGTTCAGCTGTTCAATGAATCTTGGGTTTACCGTTCTGCAATATCTGTTCATTCTGCCTTGGTCGATTTTCAGGGCGTCTGCAATCAGTCTTTCGTGGCTTGCCATGATGTTTGCAAGGTTTCTGAGGCTTTGCGGTGTGTGTCCGTTCGCTCCGATGTGAATATGAACTCCTGCCCCAATCCCTGCGTGGCTTACTGCTCCTGCCTTGCGAAGTCTTCTCACAAGCTCCTGTAAGATTTCAATGTCGCCGTAGTGAAGAATCGGTGTAACCAGTTCGCACTTTTCAGCATCGCATCCTGCAATGCTGACGTCCTTTTGAAATTTCCATTCTCTGCCCTGTGCATCCCAAGCTGACCAGGTGCTGTATCCGTTTCGGCTTGCTGTGAATTCATATCTGCCTGTTCCGAAAAAGTCTGCGGCAAGCTTTGCAGCTCGTTCTCTTGTGATGTGGTTCATCTCAATTTCAACCCCAATGGTCTGATTTTTCAGGTTTTCAATCTGTCTTTCTGTTTTAGCGTTCATGGTATTTTCCTCCGTAATTTCGGGATTTCTGCCCTTTCGTTGTATCACATATTACCGCATTACGGAGGACATATCAAGCGGCTAAATTAACAGAAAAACAGACTGTATATCCGCCAGATGATTGTGTAATATACAGTCTTGCTTTCCTTGATTTTCTATGGTAAAATGCAGTACGATGGAATAGGTTCCGCCTTATTTTTCGGCTGCCACAACCTTGAAAGAATCCACTTCGGGAATCAGGGCAAGAGAAGAGCCGTTCTGCCATTTCATGTGTATGGAACCCAGATCATCGATATGGGTAACCTCACCGATCGTTCCGGGAAGAATGGGATATTTTTCATTTCGCATAGAAATCAGCTGTATCTTTGTCCCAACGGGATACTGTTTTCTGAGATTTTCAAGATATGCTTTATTCGGAAACTTCATTATTTGCTACCTTTCTGAAAGCCGAACTGCCTGAAAGATTTCTAAGCAGTACCTTTCTTGTTGACTTGTACTCTACACCAATCATGCCAAGGCGAAGGAGATAACAACGCATTGTGTATTTGGGATTATCGCTGGTTTCAAGCTTATTGTTGATACGTTTCTGATTCTTTGCAAATTCGCAGAGCATGGAAATGAAAGTGCAGTAGGCATCTGCATCACCATCATTTTCAACGGTAAACCAAGGAAAGCAAATCTTGTCTGCTTCAGCGACGATTTCAAGGTTGTCAGTTTTGAATGCAGCCTTGAAAAGTTCACCCTTATTTTCTACGATTTTTCTGAGCCTGTCGATTGTAGCATCATCAACCAGTTCCAAAGGCATCTCTACTGTCAAACCGTTTTCTTCTTCATCAAGCGGAACATCATAGCCTCTGTGTACCAGTTCATCAATCAGCATCTCAACTTCTTTTCCGTCAGCTGAATCGCTGATTTCAAGATTGCCTTCTTTGGTGACAGTGTAAAAGTCACCGATTTTATATGCACAGGTCGGCATATACTGATATTCGGCGGGCACTCCGATAATCTCGCTGACCGCCTTTACCAGTTCCTTTCGTTCGTTTCCTGTAAAATGTAATTCAATTATCATATGTTTGACCTCCTTTTTGGTAGTACACATGATAACTCAGAATGGCACAGATATCAAGTGTGGGATATGTAGAATTATTTTCCCTCGTTTTGTGCATAATAGGTGATTCCGGCAAGGACAAACCAGGCATTGCAGGCTGCGACTCCATTGCCCCACATCTTGTATGCAGCACTATCGGAATACGGATTCTTCAGCCACTTTTCAATCTGCTTACGGCTTTTTGGCTTGCACTCTTTTCCGATTGCCTTATTGTAGGTTTCAAAAACATTCAGCCACCAATTTATCTGTTCTTCGGTCGGATTTTCAATGCCGATATCGTCACACCACCAGGTCGGCATACCTTGCAGTAACGCACATTCCTGCGGTGTCAGTCGCCTTACGATGTATTCAATTTCAGGAGTGCTGTCATTGACAACAGGCGGATCTTTGTAATCTGATGCCACAAGTGTGTTTGCTTTTTCCTTTTCAGCAACGGTATGATGAGAATTTTTACTTGTGGAGTATTTCGGATGAGCAATTCCGCCTGCACCTGATGCAACAAGTGTCGGGGATTTTTCCTCTTCAATCTGAAAACTGAATCGTGCGTTGTAACCCTGATTCATGGCAGGTCTGCCGATGCCGTAGGAAACTGCATGGTTTTCCGTGCAGTTTAGTGTGTACATAGTTTCCGATTCCTTGTATCCGTCACCATGATGTGATGGACGTGAACCATTTCCCTCAACGACAACAATTCCGCCCTGATTTTTGCATGGAGACTGATTGCTTGTATCAATCGTTCTTGCAGTATCTGCTTCGTAAAATCCGCTGTTGGGATTGTCGGAAAGCATGGAATTGCTGTATTTTCCGCATATGCCGTATGCTTTATGAAAATGTTCCACCACAAACGGCTGATTATTTCCGCCCGTTCCATATGTAGCTGAAACTGTTTCCGCTACTTCAACAGGACCCTTAAATCGTGTATCTTGCCCGTGATTTGAAAAAACTAACCCTGTGCTTGTTTCTTCAGAGCAAGTTCCAAAACTTCCGGCAGTTTCTTTCCACGAACGGAAGCCCTGCGGAGAATACCCAGACAGGCTTTCGGACTCAAATAGTATTTTTGAGGCACGTTCACCATCAAAATCTGCGACAAGGTAGATTCTTGCTCTGCGTTGGGGCGTACCCCAGTATTGAGCATCAACTGTCCTGTATGCGAGAGAGAAATTTTCTGCCAGGATTTCTCCTGCCTTTGTCCACTTTTCAGGTTTAGGAACAGATATATCTGTGGTTTTAATTTTGCAGAGTTCTTCGAGAACGCATCGGAAGTCCTCTCCTTTGTTGGAGGATAGGGCTCCGGTGACGTTTTCCCACACTGCAAATCCTGGATATTTACCATTGGTTGCACACCTCATTTCCTTGATAATT